CTTCAGTGGTATAACCAGAAGGAGATTCATCATATAAAATTCCTTGAGCATTAGCTCCAGACTCTAAAGTACCTGAAGTTCCCGTACCACTATAACTATGTGACCCAGAAACTGCTAAAGCTACTTTAATGTATAAATCATTATCTACGTTACCCCTGAAAGTCATTGCACGAGTTCCACCACTTCCTCCACCTTCACCAGAACTAGAAGTTGGGTCATAATCCTCTGGTTCGATTCCTGAACTTATTACTGCACCTCCAACAATAAGTTGTCCATAGCAAACAGGAATAGGTACTCCCTGTCTAGTAGTATTAGCTGGTCCATCAAATCCATAACTTGGAATATCCTCTGGCCGTTCTTTAGGTTTTGGTGGTGTAGGAGCTAATAAAGAGGCTACTCCATTAAGTACAAGAGCTATACCTATTTTCATAGAAGCTTGAGCTAGAGTAGCTGCAAAACCTGTATATACGGACCCACCAATTTGTGTTCCGGTTATTAATGCGGATTGTGCTTGAGCTGCTGTCATTGCAGTACCTGCTCCGTAAGACCCAAATATTTGAGGAGCAAACATAGGAGCCATAATAAGTAATGCTCCTAAGAGAATCATTCCAAAGCCGGACTTCTTTGCTCCTAGTACTACAGGAATAATCTTTATCTCTTGTCGTCCAGAAGGATTATATAATTCTTCTTTTTCTTCTAAGTAACTTTTACCTACTACGATTTTATATGCTATACCCTTACTTTCGGAGTTCACCATATAAGACCTAAAACTTGTATTATTTACATCTAGAGCACGAATAGCTTCAGAAGGGGAATTTATATCTAAATTCCATTCCTTTCCAAACTTATCACCTAATTCTCCATATAATTTTACTTTTTTTAACATAGTGATTTATGCCTTAATCGATGCGTAGTATGTTTTCTCCAATAGCCTCCATATACTTCTCTATTGGACATTCTACCTTGAACATGATGAAGAATCCTATCATTACCTATATAGATAGCTGCATGATTAGGTACTGGGGATACTAATTGAATTAAAAATACATCGTGTAATTTTAATTCATCTGTAACAACTACAAAACCTTGTTCCTCATAGTTATCCAAATACTTATTTTCACCTTTATCCCACCATTCAACTTCACCCTGGTAACACTTAAAATCTATATTAAGTTCTTCTTTATAATAATCTTTTACTAAAGTACAGCAGTCTAGTACTCCATATGAAAACTGTCGACCAACTAAAGGAGCTTTATAATTATTAGGCTCCCAATAATATAATTTATTACCATTCCAACTTAAAATATACCAAGGTTTTCCTGAATTCTCACAAGCAACTAAATCTGCTTGTGAAGGTTCACATCCTTGATTAGGGTGAGAATGACAAATAGCTATAATATCTCCAGTATCTTCCGCATCTGCATAACTAATAGGATCTATTATAAAATGTTCTTCTGCTGTAGGTGCAATATTTTTAGCTTTGAAATATTTTTCTTTTCCCTTTATATTTAAAACAAATCCACAAGCTTCTTTAGGGAACTCTTCTATCGTATGTTCCCTGAAAGCTTCTAGGGTCTCCTTTTTCATCGAACTGATCCCATATTAATACCAGCTCCTGGAAATCCACCAAAAGGAGATTCATTAGGTTCTGGAAATCTAAGTTCACATGCTGTAAAAGTTTTAGCACATACATCATCTGCAGAACTAGCTACAGAATTATTATTTATATCCCAATAATTTGTTCCAGTATAACCACATTCAGTTCCTTTATATAACCATACACAAGTATTAGCAATAATACTTCTAGAAGGTAATTTGATACCGTGAATATCATGAGCGGCTGATAACTCAAATTGAATATGAGTATTAGTTTCTACTGCTTTTCTATCAACATACCAAATTTCATCTGCAAAATGGGCAGTATCATCTTCAATACTATTAGCGTACCAAGTTCCTCCAGCTGTTTCACAACTTGTAGAAGTATATACAGTCCAAGTACCTGCAGATCCATTTTTACTACTACTTAAACAATCTGCTTTATTAGAACTATAAGGAGAACCTCCTGATTCTCCAGTACAGGTTCCACCAACTGCTTCGCCTCCTACATAACAGTAAGAATCTAAATACTTTGCGAAAGTTCTTTTTCTAGATACTTTTGCCCCTACTAAATCATCATAACTAGAAATTAATGCGGATATAGCAGATGTAATATTTGCTACAGTTAATGTAGGTCTAGGTATTGCACCTTTTCCTGAGTATTCAAAACCTTCAGCTTGTACAGGGAACGGTACATATTGATTACCTTGCCACACAACTTCTTGAAGTTGTTCATTAGTTCCAGAGTGCCATCTAAGTATATCTGTAGAATCTGGAGCTGTACCTGTAGATAGATCCATTTCAAATAGAGTAACTATAGCTCCAGGATCTAAAGTAGCTACATCACTTGAAATTTTATCTGACATAAATTAACTCCTAAGGTTCAAATACTCTAGTAAATTTAGCTGTAATAGTTCTAATACCTTGTACAGGTTCTGTAATACTCCAGTTTGGGCATATAAATTTAGTATACGGATAAATAGTATAAGTTTCTCCACTAGCTAAAATATCTGAGCTTAAAGATAGTTGCGTAGCACTGTCTATAGCTGTAATTGTAGCAGTATTAGTTGCAGAGTCTGTAACAGTAGCATTTAAATAACGTTTAGTGAAATACTGACTAGTATCTATTAACTTTTTAGTAGCAGCACTAGTGGTAGTGCTACCAATCTCATACCCAGGAGGATACCAATCAAAAGAACTAGTACCATTTAAATCCTCTAAGAATTTAATTATTTTATTAATCTGGGCACTGGTTCTATTTTTCCACGTTAAATTCCACTCTTCTGGTATATTATTGATACCAGCAGCTACTCGCTGCTGATACCCATCACCATAATTAGCACTGAAAATACGAGGTTTTTGAGTAGCTTTAAGTCCTCTATCTGGATTTATATTTACGTCCGTATTAAAATTAGCCATATCTACTTAATATTCCTCCAGGTCTTTGTTGTTCAACTAGTTCAGCCTGTACAGCTTGAGAAACCATATATCCCAATTGTTGAGCAGATTCTCCATCCATACCACCACCTTCTTGTTGAGTTTCAGTTTTAGCATTTCCATCTTGGTCTACATTAACATTGATAGTAATATTATTAGTATTATCACCACCTCCAGTACTGCCCATAACAGGAATAGATTTACCATCAGGAAGAGGAACTACAGCTTCATTGTATTTACCTTCCCCGACTAATCCAAGAGTTGGTTTTTTAACAGTACCACCTGAAGCAAATGCTCTAAAGCCTCCTTCTGCTATACCGCCTTTGGCAAAGAAACCTCCGAATAAATCACCCCAAGGAATACTATCAAAGATGAAGTCTGTAGCCTTATCTGCAGCTTTACTAGCCATACTACCTGCAAAAGAAGCAGCTAGATTTTTAGCATCTAAATGTCCATTCTGAATAACATTTGAAAATCCTGTCTTTAAAGTACCTTTTACATCGTCTTTAATATGGAGATCATTAGTCATACTTTCTTTTACAACTCTAATATTAGAACCATCACTATTTTTAATAGCATTTTCAGTTTTTATATCGTGTACATAGAAAGATCCTGGTGTAGCTCCCTTAAGTGTAGCTTTATAAGCAGCTTCAGCTTCCAATCTACTAGGTAATTCACTTATAATACCTTGTTCGAGTTTTTCTAATTGAGGAACCCAAACATTACGGAAGTTTTCTAGTATTAAAGCTACTTGATCTGGAGTAGACTTGTATCCACTTCTATCCCACTTTATTAAGTTATCTCCACCTTGCGTAGCATTATTTTGCATAATAAGTAGTATAGAATTCAAAATACCTGCCATTGAATCTATCTTAGAACCTACTAGTATACCAGCTTCATTATTCCATAAATCTTGCTTTATACTACCTTCAGGAGAGAATAAACCTCCAGGAGCTAGTTCGTTTAATTTACCTACATGTCTTGTAAGCCCTTCCCCTATTTTATTAGTTTGGAAAGCCGCTGCAGTTGAGTGTCTTAAAGCATCTGAAGGACCTTCTGCTGTCCAACCTAAGGCTAGAGGCTGATCCTCATACTTTGAATCCGCGGCCATTGCTCTTAAATAATCTGATAAAGTAGTAGCAATATTATTTAATTCTAAGCTGGATTTTTCGTCATATACATTAAAGGAGTTGGTTCCTTGTTCCGATTCCCATATAGCAGTGCCTTTCTCTGCTTCTTTGGTACCCGCTTCTATCGCCTGTATAACTGGCATCATTTCTAACTTATTAGTCTCTCTTAGGGCCTTAATA